GATTGGGGTTTCCGAATCCGTATAGACAAACAGTTCTGCTGTGGGATGCCATTTCTCCAGCGTTTTAACAAAAAGAGTAAAGTCATCGAGAGCTTCCTTACCAGTAACAATGAGACCGATACGGGGTGATGCCATCTTTATTGGCTTTTTGCGTTTGGAGTTTAAATCGCTGGATAATGTAAGATGAACGGGGCAAGACCGCCACCTGGTATTCCTGCAGAACGACTGGGTCCGCTGGCTTTGAATTTAAGGAATCAGATGCTACGCAAAACTACCAATACACGACTTGCCGCCCTTAATTCTATTGGTGTGTCCCCGCTGGCACCCGAAAGAAATCTACCTCAGTTGTCTAATTTAGCCCCGTTTCCCTTACCCGAGCCTGTTTTAGCGCAGCCGAGCAAACTATCGGCGAAAGCATCTAACTGGGCTCCTGCCCCACCTCCTCCTCCGCCACTGCCTTCAGGTCCTCCGCCACTTCCTCCAGGTCCTCCGCCACTTCCTCCAGGTCCTCCGCCACTTCCTCCAGGTCCGCCTCCGCTTCATCCAGGTCTCTTTGGGACCCAAGGGGGACCGCCTCCGCTTCCGCCAGGTCCTCCACCACTCCCTTCGGTAAATAATTATTCTAGATTTTATAATGCAACTTATAATGTACCCGATTGGGAAAAGCCACCTCCGCCTATGGACCAGTTACTTAATCATTTGAGACGTGGAGGGCGAATCTATCGTGAACAATTTTCCCGTGATGACTGGCGTCGTGTATGGGATTTCATAGAATTTCATCGTGATGCAGAAAATATTAGATTTTGGTCTAGAGATAATATAACAGGTGAAAAGTTACTTCATCCTTATTTTTATATTCCTAAAAGGGGAGCACATCAAACCCGCCGTAAGCGTAAACAGTCTAGTCGCACTCGCCGCCGTCGCCATCGGTAATCAAAAATATTTAGTAGTTTTATTACTATTTATTTTTTTGTTTTTTGTTTTTTTTGTTCAAACGGCACCTCGATATGGAGATGGGAAATATCCGAATCTTACTAAGTCCTCGGCACTCAAGCGGATTGGTGATGGCGACTTGGGCGAGGGCGGCGGCGGCTGAAAGAGTATATCAGAACTGCCGACCGCCGTAAGACGCTCTAGCTTAACGATTGGCGGTGGCGGTGGCGGTAAAGAGCCCCTGCGCTTCATAAAGTACTGCGACTTGACACGTGGCGGTGCAAAGTCTTCATATTCCATTCTGACAGGAGTGCAGCAACCATCCTTCTGGCACGTATCACATCCACAGACACGCTCTTGGTCCTTGAACTCTGCCGAGCATCCGCAACGGTGGCATCCCCAATCCTTTGGATTGAATGCGATAAGCTTTGCTAATGCACGAAGAGTCTCCTCGCTGCGGTCAATTGCCCAATCCTGTTGTCCTGGCTCACAAACAAGAAATTGGTTGGTCTCTGGGTTCCAATTCACCGCAGCGAATCCGCCGCAAAGGTGTGAGATATTGGTGACGTGTACGAGCTTATAGAGAGGAACACCGCTGCCAGTATGGCTGGCTATGTAATCCTCATCAGCTTTCGTTTGCTGCTCCTCCTTGCGCTTTTGGTCGAAGTAATCTTCGTATTTATAATGGTGCTCACGGCTTTCATCAGAGGAGGAACGGCTGCGGGGCATTTTGGATGTGGAGGAAAGTATAACGGAGGTAGGAAGGTGGCGAAGGATTGCTGTTTGCTGAATGGTAGCTGGACGGCTTCAATTTTTTCCCGCCGGTGGGGGGTCAGGGTGGTCCCTTGGGGTCGGCGAGGAGCGGCGTAAAAATGTTGGGGGTTTACGATTTGTACTATATAATACGGTATAAATCGGAAGATTTTGCGGAACCGGCGCCGCCGAAAAATCCCGGCGGGGAATAGACTAGACAAATGACCGATGTTGCGTTTATGGTTGATGACGAGGATTTCAATACAGGTTACGATTTGCTCGAGCCGGTCGAACAATTTGAGCGTCGGCGGGAGCAGTTATTGAATGAAGAAAAAATAAAGATTATACCATATATTCGTGATTATTACCTTACCGAGCTTAATGAGACACGTGCTGATGTATTTGCAGAAATGATTCTCTATATTTCAGAGTCTGAATATTACGATTGGATATATGACCGACTCCGTAAAATAGCAGAAGAGTATCTAATAACTGCACGCTTACGATTTAATTTAGAACAGCGGGAAATTGGTATTATTGCCTATATACATAGTAATACATTGGATAGTACAGCAATACAATATGCAAAGGATATTCTATTTGCTGCTATGGAGATGAATGATTATATAGAGAATAGACCGCCACCTCAACCTCCACGCACTGGTATAGAACCAATCGATTATTCCAATAATAGAATTCCCTGGCACAACGAGAGTTGGGAACCGGTCACTATTCTTGAAAAAGAGATTCTTGTGTATAGAAGACATTTAATTGCAGCCGATCATATAACTTTACCCGATGAACTAAAAGTAAAAGATTCAAATGGTGTAGACTATGGTATATCACGGTGGAATTTAACTCGTTATCCGACAAATGAGGACGATGCTGTTAAAGTAACTTTAATAGAGCAGCGAACGTGGATTTTTGTTTCATGGACTGATAATCCTCGTGACTATTTATATCTTTGCCCAAATTCTTCAAATACGGAGGATTATATTATGGTGAAACGAATCTTCCATGATAACCGCAACTGTCGTATATTTTTTGCCGATCGTAAACAAGCCGTACAAGGGGCGTTTAACGTATATCCCCGTCCGCCCCCTGAATATGATGAGGAAGAGGAGGATGAAGTTGTAGCGCCAATACCTGCCCCTCGTCGTGTAGACCGCCGTGCCCCTGCCTCCGCCCCTACAACAAATGGATTTGCTGTAGTACTTCCTGTACATATTGGCACCATCATTGTAAACGATTATATATCGAAGGGGGAGTCGTGCCCGATTACAATGGATCCGTTCACTCTAGATACAGCAGCAATCACATCATGTTTCCATCTGTTCGACTATAATGCTATAAAAACATGGATAGAGACAAGTCAAGACTGTCCTGTATGTCGGCAAAGATTAACTTGGCTATTTACGCCGGTCGCACGTTCTTAGGCACGGCGCTTTGATTTTCTCGTTTTATTCGGTATAAATGGTCTGGCATTGCTATTATTCCAAATAGTATTCGAAGGGGATCGATAATTCGGATGGTTTTTCTGCTTAAAAGTACTATGGATCGCTCGCCCTAAAATAGATAATACAGCTATGGCACTGCCTGCAAGTACACTGCCATAGATTAATTCGGGAATACCGCCTCCCTTATGTTTACGAGTTTTTCCCATTCTAATACTATTTACGATTTTTTCTAGTAATTATATTATTATTTGAATTGGGTAAAGCGGGAACTGCCCAATTCACAGGTGCCGGTGTCTCTATACGAGGAAACTTTGGCAGTTCTGGAGGAAATAACTCTTGTTTTGTTTTGTTTAAAACATATACCGGATATAACGTATGATATAGACCATATGCGCCCAATCCGGCACCTAATACACCTAAACCGGCATACAGCAGTTCAGGTGCAATTCCACCCCTTTGTTTTCTTTGCCTTTTTGCTTGACGCCTTGTTTGTTTTCTTTGCCGCATTCCTATTATTGTAAATTATTTCTGTTATATCTCGGGTCTCCATACATGTCTGCTAAATTTTTATTTGTTGCTTCCCAAACTGGCGATTCTCTATTACTATTTATACTTGGTCCACGCTCTCGTTTTGCTTCCCGCTTCGCAGCAGCATAGTTTCTTAATGTTGGTTTTCTTGTTGGTTTATTATAATTAATATTACGATATACGTTAAATCCCCAATTTCTTGCTGCCTTTTCACCTGCTGCAATCGACGAAGGAGGAGCAGGTGAGGATCCTTTAACCAAGTCATATCCAAACCATATTAAAAGTGGAACAGCAACCGCTATTACAGCAGCAGACGAACCCAATGCAACCGCACCAATATCAGCTCCACCTTTTTTACGATTCTTATTTTTAATTGTCTTTCTTGCCATTCCTATTATTTAGAGATTATTTATATCCGTACATTTGGAAAATATTAAATCCAGGGTCTGGACCAGTTCCAGCCGTGGCATATATACGATAATAACTATATAGTGTATAAGTAGGGTCATTTACACTTACGGTTAATACGCTTGGAGGAGTTTCAATATTAGCCATTTCACCTTTAGAAGATGCAAGTGTTGTCCAAGTTAAACCATCATTACTCCCTTCGAATGTAAAGTCATCAATCCATTGATTCGCATATCTTTTGGATACTTGAATTTGTGAAATTTCTATAGGAGAAGGGCATTGTACTTGCCACCATACAGGAAATGTATTTCCTGACATTGCCCAGTCAAAATTATCATTTCTAGAACATGCTTTCCATCCAGCCCAGGCACTGTTGTGTTCACTACTTGCTGAAATAGTAAATCCATCCGTTGTAGAGGACGTCATTTCTGGAATAATACCAATTGTGCTTGGCGTGCGAACTGGTGCTGGTGCTGGCTCTGGTGCTGGCTCTGGTGCTGGCTCTGGTGCTGGTGCTGGTGCTGGCTCTGGTGCTGGTGCTGGCTCTGGTGCTGGCTCTGGTGCTGGTGCAACCTCGGGTGCTGTTGGTTTTGCCTCTGCCTCTACCTCTGCCATTTCATCCGCCGCTATTTTTGCCTCTATCTCCGCAAGCGCTGCTGCATCTGCTGCCGCTTTTGCCTCTGCCTCTACTGCCGCCTTCTCTGCTTCTGCTGCTGCAATTGCTGCGTCTGCTGCCTCCTGTGCTTCCTTTGCGGCTACTACATCTGCTTCTGTTGCGGCTGCCGCTGCTGCTGCCGCCTCTTCCGCCTCCTTTGCTGCCAGCTTTGCTGCGGCTTCTTCATCGGCGATTGCCTTTACTAATGCCTCGGCATCTCCACTTGCCTCGGCAATTACTTCCGCCTCTTCTGCTACCTTGAGTGCAGCTGCCGCATCGTCCGCCTCCTTTAATTCCTTCGCCACCTTTATGTCTAACTCTGCTGCAATCTTTGCAGCTGCTTCCGCCTCAGCCCTTTCTTTCGCTTCTATCTCGGCTTTTATCATTGCCTCTGCTCTAGCAGCCTCTGCTTTTATAGCCGATTCCCTTGCCTCTGATTTCGCTTTTTCCTCTAAAAGATGATTTGCTGCAGCTACCTCCTGATGATCAAATGGACGGGATCCTCCATAGTGATCCCGAAAATGATAAGCCATAGCTGCACGTCTTTTTAAATGGGCACTAGCGTTCATTCTAATCTATACATATTTTATTTATTTGCGATATTTACGAGACTTACGGCGTTTCGTTTGCCTTTTACGTTTTCCGCCACTTTTTGCGCATAATTTAGCGAATCGTCGATCCATCGCCAATGCTTTTCCCTTATTTCCATTGCTTGGTGAGAACATAGATGCAATAATTTCATAGGACCCTTTTGGAGCAATTTCATCAATCACTTGTCGAAATAAAACATCTCTTGCCCCGCCGTTATTTGTCAAAATAGCAATGTGAACTCCGCTGCTAGCAACACGTTCTAACCATTTAGTTATCATAGTATATCGTTCTTCACCACCAAGGTAAAAAATAGCAATATCGTTCGGTTTCATAAGCATCTTATTTAGAAAATTATGCCTCGGATACTTATTTCCAAAAAACATAAAAAACTCGTCTTGCTTTGGAAACTCAATACCATCAAACATACTTAGTGTAAGGTCCCAATCCAGTAATAAAATACGATTTCCAGCAGTTATTTTCTCCCATTCATCATATTTATCAATATCTGCTTGTTTTATACCAGAATCGGGGTGGTATAATGGCACAATTCTATATTTTAATAAATATGATACATAACTATTATTTTGTTTATTATAAGAATTTACAGTTGGTTCCGTATATAATTCATCCATTAAATCTTTTAGTGGGCTTGACGATAAACTTCCCGCTTTATTATACGATGGCTTTGCTGAAGATAGAATCTCGTCCACTTTTACAAGTGTCACACCAGGACACTTCTCTTTCACATCGTCAAGGTATCCTTGATCGTTGTCAAAAAATATAGCAGCATCAAACTCTGCCATCCTAGTATAAATATCTAAATTTATCGCTCCGCAATCATCAAACGCTGCTTGAGCCGTGCATGTGCTGTAGAATGGTCCACATCCCGTGCCGCCAATCGCTGTTGCCGCTGTAATTCCGCAGCCTCCCTTGCTTGAGCAAACATTGAAACCGCACGGTTCTCCTCATCAGTTAATGCCCTTGGCGCCGACCCATACTCCCGTTCCGCTTCCGCCATTGTCTTTGGTCGTCCATCTAACGATACACCCGCAATCTCCTGACTAAATGTAGACCCCTCGCTATAAGCGTATTTAAGGTCTGTATATCCAATGCCACCCGCTGCACCTGTAATTGCAGTTGTAGACTTTGTATATTGTTCAGGTCGCCCCGCTCCCAATTCTGTACCAAATCCAGGAGCCAATATCATTTCAGACGGAGGTCGGTACTTCGATAGCTGGTCTTTCGGCGCTGATGCAGAACGACGAGACTCCTCCTCAAATGTCCTATTGAATACATCCGCATTGTATTTACCCTTCATTGCCGCCTGGGTGCCACGGGACGTATCTTGCTCTTTCAACCAATCTCCATAGCCGTCGTCCTTATCAGGATCAGGCAACTTATTCTCCTCAAATAGTTTGTTAAACACATTCATATCGAGTTTCTTAGGATTGAGGGCGACCGGCGGTGCATCCTCCAACTTCATCGCATTCTTATTTGCCGGTGCTGTCGGATTGATGATGCCTCGGGCTTTCATCGCCATTTCAGGTGTTACCTCGACTGAAAAACGCACATCCTTACCGTCCTTGCCGGTCTTCGGTATGAGTTTCTCCAAGATTTCTTGGATGTAGAGAAATGCCCTTGTCACTGAATCAAACAACTCAGGCGACCCACCCTTATCAGGATGCGTCTTCACTGCCGCACGCTTATATGCCGACTTCAACGCTTCGTGCGTTAAAGGCTTGGAATCATCAATGCCTAGGAGATTGTACGCTTCGTGTAAGTAGTCCATCGCTCGTCTGGGAGGCGGTGCTTTTGCCAACGTAGTTGTTGACGGCGGAGAGTCATTGATGCGCATGACTGGTGTGGCATGCTGAGGCTGCTGCTGTATCTGTCGTATTGGTGGAGGCTGTTGGACTTGTTGAGGATAAGGCCAAGCATAGAATTCACCTCGCCGTTGCGCCGCAACCCAGCCTAAGAGCGCTCCATACAAACCCATACGCTTTGCCGAATTTATATACTCCTGTCCTTCGAACAAGGTCTCAATCATTTGTATCCGGGCTGGGACCGAATCGAGGGCGGAGAGATTTTGCCATATACGAATGTGCCTCGGGTCTACAGATGATTGAGCGGCGCCCATTACTTAGGGGGCTGAAGGTTTTCTCTTGCGCTGACCGCAGGGTTGGTGGGGTTTGTTTAGAAGTCCGTATCCGTAGTACTTACCTTGACCGTTTTTGAAAGGAATTCTTCTAGTTGGGCGTTGTGCTGGGTGATAAATTCCGCAACCACTGTGCCGTCTTTGAGTACCCGAAGTGTGGGAAGCTTCTTTACGGCGTCAACATCAATCTTCTCTACGTCTTCGTCAATATCGTACATCTTGATTGGGATAGCGTACCTTGCCGCCTGCTCTTGGACCTTTGGCTTGACGACCTTACAGGGGGCGCACCACGTTGCACCGATATACTCTAGTTCATATGGTGTGGTCATTTTGCGAAGTTTGCTGGGGTGTAATGGATGCTCATTTTTTTCGTGGAGTTATGGTAAGGAGGATGGCGGTTGATATAGAAAGCTTAAAGGCTGCACTGGCTATTGCTCGTGATATAGAACCGTTACACGATGCCGATTCCCGTGTAGGTGATAGTAAAAGTGTAGTAACACATCTACGAAGTAATACCGATTGGACACAATGGCAGCTTATTCTTCCAGTAGAAAATGAGGAAATATATAGGATATATTCTGGAGGACCGTTTACACTCAATCGGTTAAAAGAGTTTATTCATGCTGTAGCAACTAGTATAACTGGGGATCGTGATAATAGTATTGAGAAAGCAATGCGTGTCTGTATAGGTGAACTCATAAAAGCAAATTTTAACGGTCAGAATCCTTATATGATAACAGAACAAACCCCTCCTGATTATAATGGTATAAAAATAAAAATCGATGGGGAAAAGGCAGTTATTATTGCTGGTGGTCACTCAGCTCCAGTATTAAGAAATATATTATATCATCTTGGAACACAAAATTTTTATCTTGAGGCATTTTCTGGATCTGCTATACATACTCTTAGAAATGCTGGAACTATAGACCCTACTTTATCTGAAATTTTTGTTCCAGCTGCTACAGTTGATCCAGGTGCATCGGATTCAAATAAAACATGGAGACACGGTGCTATAACCTATACTTCAGAGTCCGATCCTGTATTTGGAACGATTACATGCGAAGGACTTAATGCGCCTCCACCAACAAATCAAGTAAAGATTAGGTTTGAACATTTTCCTGATATAGTGCTTGATAAACTACCGAGCACTTGTTTAGCCACTGTAATTGCCGCACTAATACCAAATATTATGAGAGAGGCAACAGAATGGAGCCCAAGAGTTTCAGCTCCTTCTGCTAGTGTTAGCAATAGTCAAAGTTCTCAGGAATCAGCGGGTCCGTCACAAGATAGTGATAAAAGTGGTACTAGTGCCGCTAGTGCCGCTAGTGCCGCACCCCCTTTACCCCAATTTGAAGAATATTTACTAGGTAGTTCTTCTAATGGAGCAGACCAAATAGAGACGCATATTAAAAACTGGAGGGGTACTGTAAAAACAGATAAATTACTAAAATTTTTAATTTTTAATGTAGGAATTAATAAAGGTGAGACAACAGAGAAAGGCAAACAAGAAAGACGAGCTGAGTTGGGGGTTAATCCTTCATACCACCCAGGTGATAATATTGATAAACTCGCAGACTGGGCTAAGAACCGCCTCCAAGCAGCAATAGAAGAAGAAAAAGTAGTAGAGGGAGCGGGAGGTGGCGGAGGTGGCGAACCACCAGCAGCGAAAAGAGTTCGCTCTAGTTGTAGCAGTGAGTGTGACATAAAAGCAACTGAACTCAAACAAATGTGTAATTTTGCACTTGATATTCTAGACAAATGCATTAAAGCGGATGGTATGAATT